TATGATATTTCAGGGGCAGCAAACGGTCCTTTCTTATGATCAGGTCTACAAAGTCTGAAACGATATGTTTCACCATTAACTAAAGCAGTAATAGTTTCACCAACAGTAAATGCACCAACAACATTACTAATACCTATAATTTTAGGAACTACATCAACATTACCAAGTTCATCAAAGAATGTAAAGAATCTAGCATTTGGTCTCAAACCATTTACATCATATTCAATATTTCTAGATCTAATGAATGGATCAAATTCTTCACTAGCAATGTAAGTATTTCTAGATGTTATATCATCTCTTTCTACTTTCTGTATACTATCTTGAGTACTTGCTTGTAACTCATCATCACCAAAACCACCATCAACATTATTTACTGATACTCTTGGATCAATCGAGGTTCTTCTAATAACTTGTGTTTGTAGAGTTTGTGTCCTATGAGTATTGATCCAGTTATCACTAGTTGGACTTAATTTTAAGTCACCAATATAACTATAAACCAAAAATGGGTTAAGGTTTTCTACTCTAGTTGCAAAATTCTGTTCAACAAATGCAGTCTCTTTATAATCTAAGGTAACCATTCTACCTGTCTTTTTCGCCTTACCATCCAATAAGGCAAAATTCTCCCAGAAATCCAATGTCTCAGGTGGTTGCTGTGTAGACGGCAACAACTGCATATCAATAGAACTTAGATCAGTTAAAGGACGCATATGTCCTCTAGTAGAATCTATATCAATAGGAGATGATACATCAACAAATGTTCTAGACTTTAATGAATCTGCAAAGAAACCACTCTTAAATCTATCAAGACCATCAGCATCTTTAACTTGTAAAGTAGCAACTTTCTGTTCTAATAGAGATAGTGATGTGACATTTTCTAGATTCTCAACTCTATCTTCAATAGCACCGATATCACGCATTGTGTAACGGCGATTATCTATTAAGAATACCCTAGCATTTGAAGTTTGATATAAGTATGGTGGCCACGCAATTGTAGCTAACACCATAGCACTAGGATCATCAGCAGGTGGTACAGGTTTTATAGATGGTTCACCTTGATGAACTACTATATTACCTGTTGATTTAAGAAGAACTTTATCCATTCTTCCCAAATAATGCTTATACTTAAATCTAGAATTCTCATTTGGTGTAGGAATTCTATTACCAGATTGAATTGCATCTCTATTAGATGGGAAGAATGGAGATACAGCAGCACTATCTGGAGTAAATTCTACAACTCTAGGTCTGAAATCAAGAGTATCAGTTGCTCTTTTACTTGATTTACCTATACCAGGAATATCTTTTTTAAATCTTTCTGCATCATAACTGCTGACAGTAAATACATCTCCAGTATCAGCAGATGGAATATCATATCTATCAACAACAACTAGAAGTTTTCTAGAAGGAATATAACCATCATTAATTCTTAGTAGTCTAGAATAATCATAATACTGTTCTCTTTGACCTTGATCTAAAGTAAATGCATCTGTTACATCATTATATTTTCCAGGAATTGTACCCTGTAATGTAGCAGTTGAGTTAGATTCTTGGAATAAAAGAGTTTCTAAAAGTTGGAATTTATCAGTAGTTTTGTATACAATACTAACACTACTAGTACCAGCATTAACAGAAACTATAATAGCAACAGAGTTTGTATTTTCTCCTACAATAGTTTCACCAACAATTGCGTTCTGGAAAATAGGGTCTGTAGAGCTAAACACCAATTGATCAAGAATTGGTTTATTCTTATCTAAAGACTCATATACAGCAGCAACTTTTGCTACATCAGGCCAATTCAAACAAATTTCTTCATCCTGTACCCTTATACCATAAAGACCACTAGGAGTTAATCCATCATCAACACTACTTCCAGTTGTAGTTCCAGATGAAGCTTTAGATGAATATACGATTTCAATCTCTTGACTTCTCTTATATTCTTTAACTTTACTCTTAATATTACTCTTAGCAACTGTTACATTAACTTTAATGTTAGATTGAGAGAATGCTAATCCACTAAAAGTTAAAACATCATCAGTAACTGTAACTTGATCTTCAGTAATAGTTGCAACTAAACCACTACTATATTGTACTTGATATCTTTCTTGGTCAAATGCAACAAAATTACAATCATCAATAGAAAGAGAACTACTATTAACAACTAAAGTTCCGTTTGCATCAGTTGATTCACCAGTTACTTGATCAGAAAGAATTAACTGTGCTCCAGTAAAATCAATATCAGAAATATGTTTTTGAGGAAGTGGTAGATATAAACCAGCAGCACCTTCATTAGTTAATTGCTGTTCACCTATAAAGATTGGACCTTCATACTGAGAACCTGGAAGTGATCCAGTAAATAAATTAGGATTGGTTGTCAATGCAGCAACTCTCATGCTACCACCATCATTGGCAACATAAGATACTACATTACGATTAGGTAAAGATTGACCTGGTCGTCTATAGATTATAATATCTCCAGGTTTAAATCTTTCAAATGTTCTACCTACACAAGTTACATCACCATTAGTAGCAATTCTAACAGGATCATCTCCTCTTAAACCATAAGGTATTTTCTCATTTAATACTTTCTTAGCATAGAATGTATTTGATTGTTGAACATTCTCAACATTGTTCATATTATAAGCAATTACCTTATCAACAACTCTAGATAAGTTCTCATTACTTCTAAACTTAATCTTTTCTCCTGCTTGGAAATGACCAGATACTTGAGTTAAAGTGATAGTACTACTTCCAGCACCAGCAGCTATTGTATATCCTGTAGCACCACTTTCTGCACCTTCAACATATGCAGATTTAACAACTTCATCATTAGATACATTATCATTAACAAATAATTTTGTATATAACTGAACATCATAAAGATAAGCATCAAATTCAGTCGAATTATCTTTATACTTAGCATCAGATAGTCCAAAATTATATACCTTAGCATCACCAATCTTCTCACTACTAATACCACTTTGAAGATCAATAGGGTTTCTAAATGTTGTTATACCCTGAACACCATCAAGCTTAAGTCTATTTCCTATCCTAAAGGAGAATGATTCTTCTATTTCATCTGAAGTAGTTCTTGGTTTTGGAACATCAAGAGTTTCCCCCATTGTTTCAAATTCATACCCTTTCACATAGGCAGTACCTGGTGAAATTCTAACACATGCAAGATCATCATTAGGGGTATTACCTTGCCTTGTAGCCTCTGTTGCGTAGTAAATACCTTCACTACCCATTCTATCATTTAAACTATCAAGAATAGTAACAAAGAATGGAGTTGTAGTGTAATCTCCCGACTCATCAAAAGTTCTCTTAGCAAAATAATCCCTAATTAGATTATACTCACTTGTTCTATTAAGTTGCTTCTCAATATTACCAGCTCTTATTCTAAGAAGTTCAATAAAATCAGTATCATCAAAGTCGTCAGTAAACTTTTTAGCTAGAACCAGATCTATTTTTAATCTATCTGCGCCTGGTGCTGCATAGTTTGAGAATCCTTTAGCGTTATCATATAATCCTGCATCTTCTTTTGCATTAACTGTCTTTTCTACAACTTGAAGTCCAACTCTATAAAATGGTTTATTATCATACTGATCCAAAATAAGAGTTTGTTGATTAACCCTTACAAAAGAACCTCTTACAAAATAAACACCAGCTTGAATATTAGCTGCAGAACCTGATAAACAAGCATCTTGTGATATTGTTGATGCAACGGATGAACCAGTATTTAATGTTGTATTGCCATAAGTAACAGGTTCTTCTAATATTATTAATTCAGAATCAGAGAAGAAATCAAAAGATCCACTAGGACCAGGTGAACGATATTTTACATATAATGTTGGATCTGCAGATATAGAAGTTGATGCTGGAATATAATTAATAATTTTCGCAGTAATACCTGAAGTTTGTCCTTTTATTCTTTTTCCTACAAGTTCTTGTATATAAACTTCAACATCAGTACCTAAATGAGTTGCGTCTAATCTAACAGCAAAATAATTTCCATCGTAAGTTACACCACCAGGGATAACAACAGATCCCTCTTTAAACATATGACTACCAAACTGCTCAATTTGATTCTGCATTATAGATTGCAGACTCGTTAGCTCACGAGCTTGAACAGGGAATCCTGGTTTAAACAGAACTCTATGATAATTGTCGGACCTGTCAAAATCGTCGTAATAGGGACTTATATTCAGGTTAGTCTGTTGTGGCATCGGTTTAGAATTCTAATACGATTTTAATGTCTTCTTTTTGTCGAACATTTCTTGAGATAGCAGGTCTATTGTCAAGATAGATTATTTCGCCAGTCCTTTTATTTATCTCACCGTCAGCAACACCATTTGTAAACTGAACGCCTAGATCAACTACCTTACCAGCAGGTGTTGTTGTAGATATACCACTAAATGTAGCATCCACATTAACACTAAACGCAGTACTAGTTACTGCATTAGCACTTGCACCAGATTGAAAATCAATAACAGGAGATTGTGTTGCTACCTCTACACTGTCAGTAGCATCAAATGTTGATTGGTTATAAACTAGACTTCTATCTTGGAAGTATTTAATAACCATAGTGTCAATATCATATGAAGCAACATATCCTCTAGCAGTACCAACTCCAGTAATATTCTGCTCAATAGCAGTTCCGATACCTAGAGACTGTGAAGTATCTCCAGTGAACTTAATTGACTTTAATGCAGAAAATTCAGAAGATTGTAAGTAATTAGTACCAGCAACACCAATTGCAGTTGGGTTTCTAATCAATCCAACTTGTGCAAATCTAGTATCAGAAGCAAAATCGTAAGAAGATGCGTCAAATCTAGTATAAATTAGAACCTTATCAGTACCTAATTCTTTATATGCATTAAATCCATGCCCATTTGAGGGAGGAATTATTGGTGTAAGCTTAGCAAACTTTGTAGCACTACCATTGATAGAAGAAAGATCAACCCTTCCATAACTATACCCCTTACCACCGTTAGTAACTTGAGCTGAGATGATTTGACCTTGGGTATTCGTTAGTATTCTAACTTTACCTCCAGTTCCATCCCCAATAATATCAACTTCAATAGGACTTGATAGGAAATTATATCCTACACCAGCCTCATCAATTGATACTACTTTAACCTGGTTGTTATTTGTTTCAGAATCTCCATTCTCCCTAACAACCTTAAC